GACTACAGATATACTATTTACCGTGCCGGCTGTTATTACTACCTGATAATCATTTCCAATTGCATAAAAGGCATCGGCAGATAAATCTATAAGTACATTGTTTAATCCAGTTACACTATCAAAATCAACTGTCAATGTCACACCCGCTGTACTTTGAGTTGTATTGTTAGCCTTATATACACTTACCGCCGGAGTCCCCGCAAGTGCAATCGGTGTACCGTCCGCTTTATGTGTACTAAATTTAAAATTTAATGTTGCGTAATCTTCTGCGTAATCGCCTAAATATTTCATCCTACTAAAACCCCCTGACCGCATAAAAAACCGCCGCCGACAAGTGCGGAATCTCCAACGAGTGGGCCACCTGACGCGGCTACAGATTCCCATCCTAATAGCGGAAATGCGTAATTTGTCCAATCTATAACAATATCGTCAAGATAATTTGCTGAGTTATATACGGCTGAACTGCCGCCGAATCTTAAAAAATCACACGCATAATTTATAATATCGCTACTTAATTGAGCCACTCTTGTTTTGTCTGATGTGTATATATTGCAGTATGATGTTGAGTTACGGTTATATTGTACTGTTATCCAATACCAAGTATTATCCGATACGGTTAATTTATAATCAACTGTTGACGCCCCGTAAAAACGAATTACAAATTGCCTTGTATTGTTTCCTGTGTCTCTACCGTCATATATTCTGATAATTCCTGATCCTGAATATGTAGCCCATCCGGCTTCAAAAATCAATGATCCAAACGTGTAATTTGAAGTTGTTGCAGTGGTTCTCCACGCAAAACCCGCCGAAAAATTATTTTTTGCTGACGGTGCAAGTGTAAATCTTGCCGTATGCGCCGAGCCATTGTTATTCCATTTTGCAGAGTTTGACCCCAGCCAATATTGAGTAGAATCAGGGAAGCTGACAATACCATCCGCATCAGCTTCAGTCAATCCGGACGCTAAAGTCGAATCCTCGAAGTCCTCAAAAATATCGTATGTATAATCAGGCCATGACATATTATATCGTTGCTACCTTTGCCGCGATCCCTGATAATACGGTGTTAATTTCGTCCGCATCGTCCGGAAAATTTGTTTTGATCACGTTGATTTTTTCTTTCAACATTTTGATTTGTTCAACATGAAATTCAATCGCCAATTTGTGTGATTGTAATTCTGTTCCCGCTGCTGCCCTAAGTGCGTCTGCCACTAAACTCATTTTTGTATCTCCCTAAATTTGTTATTGTCTCGTTATTCATTCCGCCCTGTAATATACTTGCATTATTATTCCTTAATTATCTTTGCAATCCCGCGATAGACTTCACATACCTTTTCAGGCTTGTCTCTTAGGAAATCGTCGCAGGCTACTTTAACTAATAGATCCTTCATTATCCCACCACCGATGTCATATAGGGTTGTAGAAGCGCATGTGCTTGTCTTGATAAATCATTTCTTATGTCCTGAAACTTACCACGTGTTCCGTAGTTCCTACTGTAAGATTGCATACTTAAACTTCCGCCTCCAGTTCTCGCACCTAAGAAACCAAGAGCTTGTTCAGATGCCAGATATATTATTGCTTCCTTTACAGGATCAGGGCAATTTGTGTATCCATAAGTATATGTGATCTTTATGTTATAGTCTCCCCTTGCAAAGACTGGGAGATAGTAAGCTTCCTCATAATTTCTTTTTGCCTTAAGCAGACCTTCCGCTAGAATAACTTCAATGTTTTGGAGGTTCAGAATAGTAAAGTTGCTTCCGCCCAGTACGTACCTGATTTCATCCAAGGAAACAATAGGTTTCCTGTTCAAGATGAGGTAGTTCTTACCATTCCCTGAATAGTACTCCACGGCTTGCCGTGTTCCAGAAAAGTATTGACGTGTGATACGTTCAACAAAAGGAACAACAAACTTATCCAACCTATCCTGCAACCACTTGGATGTCAGCTGAACATAGTCGTACTTACTTAATGTAATTGTTCCCGTACCTGCGTCAGTCAGATCAATGAATGTCCCAACTAAAGCATCTGCAAAAGATAAAGCCAACTTTATCCGTGTCGCGGAAACATAGATTGCATAGTAATAGACAGTTGCAACCAGCGGTGCCGGCAAATCTGTTCCAGCAAGACCCACTATTTCGCCTGTCGCGTATGCGTAACTTCCGCCGACTATCAATTCATTGTTGGTTGCATCAGCGGTAACTGTCTCCGAAGTAGTGGCTTCTAATTCGTCAAGACAATATCCCTGCAGAAACTCAACTACTTCGTGTGCGTATATCATTCTTCTTCCTCGTAAAAGACATCATCCTTTAACCTGTTTGGAAAAGAACACCACCGAAATGGTGTTCTAATCTAAAGCTGTTAAATTTAATCTTAACTTATCACAACCCCAAGACCACCATCAGCAATGAAAGCCGGTCCATTGAGACTGAATACATTCGTACTGTTCGCAGACCAGTTTGTTATTCCGCAAGCTCTACACTTGGAAAATATAAGTTTTCCGGCTGTCGGAGCTGTCGCAAGTACGGTGAGTGCTGTTTCCAGTGCGAGGAATTCGCAATCTGAAAATCTGATATAGCCACCAGTGTCACCGCCACCCACATCTACTGCCGCAATGATTGCAACCATCGAAGCTTCGTCTGTGGTTATAAGGAATACGCAACTTTCAAACTCTGTACCAGCGGACTTGCCAAGGAAACGTACAAGGCAACCATCCGTAGCGGAGTTGCTTGAAGACCAATCTCCAAAAGTACAGTGGAAAAATTTGTTAGATTGGGCATTCGCCGCAACCTCAAGACAAGAGTAAGCCAAAGCACCTTCAACAGCATTGAGTGGTCCGTCAAAATGACAGTTGTCAAATGTGTTGTAGCTTGAAGTCACAACCACACAGTTCAACTGACCCGCATGTCCGTTACCCTGTTGCCAGTGAATGTTCTTGAATATACATCCTGCACCACTGACTGTGAACAGGTCTTCTATCGCGGCAACGTATGTGGAATGACCAATTCTGGACCTTCCATACACACCACCGGCAGATAGACCAACAAGGTGTGTATATGCTTTTGCCCACACGAACCCTGTGGTTATATTGATACTGGATGCACCACCAACAAGATATAGTACTTCGTTCTTATTCGCTGTAAGAGCCGCATAAGCAACCGGAAGTGTCTTGAAAGCTGTTTGAACAGAGAGTCCGTCGTTTGTATCGAGTCCGTTAACCGGATCAAGATACCATTTAGTACCTACGAACACCTGAGCATCCAATGCCGTCTTTAATTTACTACCAATACCGAACAGTTGAGCTCCGGGCATAAGGTTATCTATGGCCAGAGCTTCTTCTGAACTTACATACGCATTGTTCATTATCTACTCCTTTGGCTTCGTGTACATGAACCCGAAACCCTGTTTGATTAGTTCATTCTTAACTTCTACGCTGTCCGTTATAGCATATCCGTCAGTTATGGGCACTTTCACTTCAACTCCGTTAATCCTAACTATGTGAAACCCGTTCTTATAGCCTGAACGATCCCTCGAATTGTCGGGGTGAAACAAAAAGTGTTCTTCCGTAGAAGTCGGTAGCTCCGGCTCAGGTTGGATATCCGTTACAATCTCTGTAACAGATTCCACCTGAACTTTTGCCCTGTCTTTTAAAAGAGCTTTAAGCTCTTTCTGTGTAACTACTCCGTTCATACTTTATGCTACTTTAAGACCCCTGATCATAGAACTGGTCTTTTCAAAGCTGTCTGCAAGAGCACAGTAAGACTTCAGCATGAAGGGTAGGAAGTCGTCTGTCTTAGCAAGGTCCTCAAAAGTTACAAGACCATTGAATCTTGAACCACCCTCGTTAGTGTACGGCAGTCTTCCAAGTCCCTGATATTCGTCAAGGTCCCAGAAAAACACTGTTTCCGGAGGATTAGCAAGAGAACCTGTAAGAGGAACATCCGCTACCGCACCAGTACCAACAGCAAGTGTATCCGCAGTTGTTGGAGGATTGAGTATAGTGATAACTGTCACAGCACCAGTTGCATCAGATGTAACCTGAGTGTTGGTATTGATTGTATCTGTATCAGATACGCTCAGAGTTCCATTTGCATCGTAAGTAAACGCTGGTACGATTCTTGAAAGAACCTCTGTTCCGGATGTTTCGCTGACATATACCTTGTATCTGTAAGCACCAGCTACTGCCGCAAAAGTTAGAGTTATCTTGTGAACGTTTCCTGCACCACCTGTTCCAGTTGCCTGTGACACTTCAGCAGAACCAAGCTGTTCTCCGTCGCGTGTTACTGCCGCAACAATAAAGTAGTAAGTCTTGCTGTCAAGTATTGTTCCTCCTGCGTCTACAACCGCCGGAGTGATTGTACCCATTTGAGACTTCGGTCGGCAAGCAGAAGAAACAACAATTGGGATATCCCTGTAAGCATTAAGTCTCCAGCCACCAGGAATGTCCACCTGAGACATCTGTCCCGAAAGACCCTGATTTAGCCTTACGTTGGTAAGAAGTTGGCTGAACTTAGAAAGCATGTACGGAGACATGTAGATTGCTTTCTTGTGGCTGATACCTTGATAATCAAGGTTAGTATCAATGAGGTCGTCAAGAGTTTTAAGGGATGTTGGAACGACCCCACCAACTGTCTTATTGATACGGTTGGTTTGAATGAAATGATCCAGACCACTGAATTCATAAGCATTCGCACCAGCGTTTCCATACAGGATGTAATTCTCCAGGTCGTACACGTGAGCCAGCATGTTGGCTTCGATGTTTGTTGCTGCCGCATCGATGTTCTTTTTGGATGCAGCCTGTAAGAAGTCGGTTGTTGAACCTTTTCTTCTGATGACTTTCATATACACGCCAGTTCTCTGGAATGCGGGCTGGAAGGTTGGAGTTGTCGCACCTTCACCCATCGCACCACCAACACCCGGAAGAGTTATGAGTCTGTTGAACTCATGATACTTCTGGTTGTCAAACTTCGGCTCTATCATTGCAAGAGTCGGAGAAAGACGAGGCAGTGCGTTTGTAATAACCTGTTCCAAGTGCTGTGGCACAAGAGCTTCACCGACTCCTGTCGCACTTGTTAAGGCTTTCTGTATCAGGGATTTGTTCTCCCCTGCGAGACGATTAAACTGTCTGACTAGATCCATTTTGTTATACTCCTTTTGTTATACGAGCTTATCTTCGGCTCTTAGGGAACATGCTTGTAAGAAGAGCTCCACCGTCTGATGTGAGGCTTTTAGCTATTGTATGGTCTGCACCACCAACAGATTTAACAGTGTTTTCTTCTTTAGGCATTCCTATCGCCTGCCTTATAAATTCTATGCTCTTAGCCACTTCGCTTGCCGATACATCCATAGCAGGTGTCTTTGGCTTCTCTTCTGTTTTAAGGATACTGTCAGCGATCCCCAGACCTTTCAGAATATTTACATTGAACTCTTTCTGAACCGCGAGTTCACCGGCTATTGCCTTTAGTACGGTTAGAACTTCTTTGTCAACCGCAGACTTAGCAACTGTTTTCTTTGGAGCAGACTTTCCTGCCAGCATGCGAGCTATAGACTTAGCAACTTCGTTAATATTCTTTTCATTAACATCGGTTGTTTCGTCTATTCTTTCTTCAGCAGATGAATCTCCTGTAGGACCTTCAGCTGATTTTTTGACATCGTCTTCGTCTTCATCGTCCGACATAGCGACTTCGTCTTCAGGTTTCTTTGTATCCATTTCCTTAAGATACTTTAGAACCTTTTCAGCAATCTCCGGTGGAAGATCTGCTTGTGATGCTCCGGGTTGCTCTGTCGACGGTTCAGCTTTCTCAGCTCCGCCAGCTGACATCGATGTTGCCTGATCAGCCAGAGACTTAATGTTCTGTAAGATGGAAGCGAGTTCAGGATCCATTTAGTTACCTCTTCTATTGTAGTTTTAGAATGAGCTTATCCACTTCTGTGATAAGCCCTTTAATCACTTGAACCTTTTGATTAACCTTGGTACCATAGTGATTGTTTATATAAGAATCTGACCGATACAGTACAGCGACTTCTGCGGGCAATCCCTGCTCCGAGTCTGTCAGTAGAGGTCTTTCTTCTTCAAACAGTTTAGACGAATTCATTATGAGTTCCACCATGGCGCCTCTATATTCGTCGAAAAGCCTTTTGAGTGTTTCTTCCTTGTCTCCAATGTGCGGATTGCACATTATCTTTTCAATTTCATTTTCCAATAGGTCCTGGAACTGAAACCTTCGTCGAAAGTATGAGTTCTCTAATTCGTCAGCTTGAATCTTGTTTTTAAAGTCTCGGGACATTTCTTTTTCAACGTTCCACGGAGATCTTTCATCAAGAGCCTTGTATATGGATTGAGCTATTGAAGTTTGATAAGCTGGACGGGGGACTAAAACCACTCCGTCCAATGTTATCTTATCAATAACCCTCTTACCATTCGCATCCATGGATATGATTCCGTCATCCGGAATAAATCCTTCTATTGAAAAGCCAAACTGCTTTGCAACTGTATAGGGGGGAAGACCGGCTGATTGACGCCATGCCTTATCCGCTCGTTCCAAAGTGTTCTGGCCAATGTTATCTAATTCATCGTAGAGTCTGAACTCCGTCATCCAATCAAGATTGGGGAGTATGGAAGAGCTTGTCAGCTTTCCTATATCGTCGGTGTAATCTACTCCATGCTTACCAGCATACAATAAGACGTCTCCGGTGTTCGCTTGAAGCTGAAACGACTTGATACAATTATCGGTGATTTTCTCGCCGTGACCATCCACCGCAACTCCGGATGTCACACCTTTGATATACTTACGTTTCTTTCCGTCCATATCCTTTTCAACGACATGACCCTTGTTCTCGTAGTCATACGGGTGGAATAGGAAGGATATTCTTTTTTCATTGCTCATCAGTTACTCCTTGAGTTAACTTACCTTATCTTCTTTGTAACGACCAGCTGTGACGTAGATTGTTGGAATCTTCCCTTCTCCGGAACCCAGTTCCTCCCAGACCTTTATTACAGCGTCGTAAGAAGTGTTGGGGTCTTTTGCTTGATAGTGTTTCCACATACTGTGAGCATCAGAGAACTGACCAACATCCTTTCCCATAGTGTTGAAGGCTTCGGCATATCTCTCTCTTCGACTCTTCTTCATCTCCAAGCTGTCCCGAGCTTCACGAACCTTGTAGTCCATTGTTCGGCGCAACTCATACTTGTCCCCCGATGCAAGAAACTTACTCTGAATGTCTTTATCGAGCTTTCCAAAGTTCTCCTGGAGCTTGGTCATCACAGATGGATCTCTTTCTAAGTGTTCCACAAACTTCTTCTTACTCTCTATTTCTTGCTGAGCACCGCTTGCGTTTGATGGAGGATAGACTTGCTTTTCCTGCTCAGCTATGTCCTTTTTCATTTTCGAAATAGCTATACCAAACTTACCCTTTGGAGAAGAGACAATTGCCTGCATTATATCCCCTTCGTTTCCTGGAAGGACTCCAGGAACTCCCTTGGACCAGTGGGACACATCCCACTTGGTGGATTCCACAGGGTTCTCCTGCTGGAATTTATCTATCTTCTTTTCATATTGCTTAGCTTGCTTAGCATACTTCTCCGATAATACCTTTGGATCGGTCCCCTTGGACTTTGAAGGATCATCTACCTTCGTAACAGTGACGCAATCTAACCCTGTGAGTATCTCAAAAGCCGGTTTGGTTGGGTCAGACTTATGGTCATGCCACATTCCAATGGACTTGTCCACATTATCGTCTCGTTGAAGGACAAGTTTTACACTCTTCTTATCAGCACCAAATCCCTTCGTCCAACTTGATTGAGAGTACTGATCCATAATGTTCTTGTGAAAAGTGAATGCCGTGCACCCTGTCAATTCTATGTTCTTCTCTTTACCCGACATAATGGCTTCGAATGCTTCAGGTGGGAGTGTCATTCCCCTGTATATCTCTGGGTGCTTATCTATAGGAACCTGTTTAATACGCTCTTGGGCATACTTTCGCATTCCAGCACCCATTGCAACCATGTGATCGTCTATCATAACTCTTTTTGATTTCACATTGTTATCTATGGGTCTAAACAGGTTCCCCGAAGAAAAAGCCACTGCCTTGGCTACGGCATTTCCCGTTTCCGCGGATCCCCAATGCCTTCCCTTTCGAGGTTTAGCATTTTGTATGAGAGACTGAAGTCTTTTACGATCCATTGTTACAGGTAGCACTATATTTTCGTTTGAGTACTCCTTAACAACAGGATGTTCTATCTTTGCTTTTGGTACATCTTTCTTTTCTTCCTTCTTAGTTCCTGAACCCGTTCCATATATCTTTATTAACTCGTTCAGTCTTTCTTTAGGCGACATAGTTGTGTAATCAATCCCGTGGTGTTCAAACAATCTACGAACAGACTTTGTACTCAGCATATCTATGTGCTCTAAACCATTTTGTTTTAAGAAGTCATCAGCTTCTTTTGGAGCTACGTTAGCACCAACCTTCTCCTTACCCTTACTATCTACCTTCACTCCGTCATCTGGAATCCATTTAGTACCGTTATAGGTATAGGGTCTACCAAAGATTGACTTCTTATCTCCGGATTCGTATTTCCATACGATTCTATTCATCTTCGCTTTCATCCTCTGTGTCTATGTCCACAGCAACCCAACCGGAATCACGAAGTTCCTGCCAGAATTCTCCTGTCACAGTTTTCTTATCTATCTTTTTAAGGATACCCTCTTCCCGTTTACGAAGAGTGTAGTAGTCCCCTTCATCAAAGATACATAGGTCATCCTTTTCCATAACAGGGTCAAGTATTTCTGTTCCATCATCGTGAACCATCAGTGTTCCTCTTAACAAAAATGTACTTCATCTCACATCCGCAGTTGATCACTTCGCCCGCAGGAAGGCGGTCATCATGAGGGTGAGCGCACAGGTGACGTGATCCATCCTCCGAAATGATTTCGAAGTCTTCATTCATTGGAATCTGAGTTCCGTCCAGGTCTTCGTGGTTGCCTCTCGGACTGTATCCCTTACGACCCGAACCTCGGTGAATCCAAACTTTTTGTATATCCATATCAGGGTTCTTATCAGAGAGCGCCTGCATGTATTCATTCTTAACAACACTAAGAGCTGACCGAACTTCTGTACGAGCTATTGTCTCCAAGTTAGAAGGCATGTCTTTCCCGTGTCTTTTTGTGTATCCATCAAAGGTTTCAGATATCTTAGTCTGAAACTCTTTTATCAAGTCTTCCTTAACAGCGCCAGCCATCCGACCTTTCTGATGTTCATACTCCGGAGTATTTAGAACTTCTCGGAGTTGACTTGTAAGTCTATCCCTCAGAGCGTCGGTCATCAATTCACCCTTCTCTGCGGCTTTTCTTAGGTGAACAGCACGCTTTGGAAAGACCGCTGTGATGTCAGGAACCAGAATTTGTTTACCTGTTCTCAGAGTTTTGGCTTTCGCCTTAAGATCACGGACCAGAATGCGACCAATGTTGTTATGAATGTTCGCCGTATTGGTTTCGCATATCTTAGACATCAGTTCTTTATAGCTTTCACCCGTCCATCCATACTTCCGCTTGATGCGGTCTAAGTGTATCTTTGCCACTAGTCAAGGATACTCCAGTCTTCTGCCATAATATCAGTTTGACTTGCAAGCCAAGGAACCAGTTGATCATCCGCAGTTTTCATGTAAATGTACGGAAGGGTCATCTTGCTGTTCTTGTCAGGGTACTGAGCCTGAACCCACATCCCTTTCCCATTCCATCCAGACCGTTGAACTCTCTCCCCATTCTTTAGATACTTCAGGGCTTTTCCAAAATCCATTGTCTTTTTCATAAACCTGCCTCCGATAATTTGCTATAGTATTTAGGGTCTTCCGTTAAGTGATCCCTTGCTATCTTTTCCGCAATCCCCTGATCGGAGGTGTGTTCGGCTTCGGTCTTAATCCCCATTTCCAACTCTTTAGGATCAACCACATTATCTTTTCCACCTGAAACTCCTCCAGATATTATGTCAGATAGAATACTGTAAACAAGTTGCTCAAGTTCCGGAGCTTCTATCTGAAGCTTGTCAGCCAGTCCGTGCATCTGAACATCGGTCGGTTGAGGATTTGCCTTAAAGAACTTTATAATCTCTGTTCGTATCGCTTTATCGTTAGATAGTTCTTTCTCCATCTTATCTTCAAGGGCTTTCCTTACGTCCACAAGTTTGTTTCTTAACTCCGCCCTCTGCATACTCTGGATAGACACTCCGGTCTTTGAAAGAGCCATAGCTATAGCCTCTTCTTTGGAAGTGACCTTCTGTCCTGTGGCGTTCTTCAGTGTCCCGTTAGTGAAAGACTTGATAACGGTATGAACCTGTATATCTTCCTGTGGCATAGGTTTTAATCTTGGTCTGTTCTTCTTAGCCATGGTTACTCCAATAACTTTTCTATCTTGTTTATCATCTCTTCCGGTGTCCCACCTTCGTCAACAATCTTCAGTACATCAGATTGAAGCAAGGTGAATACGGCCACAAGATCCATTTCAAACTCCGTACCAACATCGTCCAACAGCGATGTGTCGGACTTGGTTAGTGTGTAACTGTTCACATCAGCCCACTCATAGGATTACTCTGTCCCTGCTTTTGATCTTCTCCACCCGCATTAGACGGAGCCTGTGGAACATCAAACTTTTTATCTGGAAACGGGTCAAGGTTCAAATCATCTGTTCGGACCTCGTTAATAGAATATACTCCCGTATCCATCTTGGCTTTGAGTGCTTCCATTTCCTCGCGTTCAGATTCTTCAACGCTGAACTCAAGTTTATATCCCGTACCAAATCTATATGGCAGAATGTCGTAGTTCCAGAACTGCTCAAGTATCTTAACAATAGGTAAAACACCTGCCGAATGGTAAATTTCAGATTGAGCCTCTGACGTGGAGCGACCGGAGGTATTGTCGCCCCCCGCCAGTGACATCTCCATAGGTGTGGCCTGAAAAACCATGCCAACCTCTTCACGAATATCCTTTTGCCGTTGCATCTGAATGGACATTGTATTTTCTCGGGACAAGTCAACGACAGTTGCATTGTTCCCAGTGAAAGTCATTATAGCACCCTTCTGCGGAGTGTTGAGTTTCTTTTCAACTCTGTGCTGTTCAGCTCCATCTATTGGAATAGTTAACTCTTTATCCAAAGAACCGAAGGGGCTTGCGTTGGATATGATAACCATCTTTTCGGGCATCTTAGTTCCGTCAGCTTGATCAGCCATCAACTTGTCGAATAACAAAGATTCGCTGATCTTGTTAATCAGAGCTTCGAGCGGTATGAATCCATGGCTCCGAGCTGTCGTTGGTATGTAAGAAGCGTATGCCAGTTCGTTCCCATAGAATATTTGAGGTTCGTATCCAAGCATGAGCTGGACATAACCTTGAACTCCGCCGGCGAACACGTTCTTAAGAGGAAGAACCGTACCACCAGGAAGAGCATAAATGTTTTCAATCTTGCCTTGCGACACTTCTTTATAGACAGCCATCGATCCGTGTATCATAAGATCGGCAATCTGTTTCTTTGTGAAGTCCGCGAACTTGTCTGTTATATTGGGTTGCATAACCCATTCTTTAACCCACTCAGCGGAGTCGGTACTCTGTGTCTGTATTCGGCGCTTCCATCTGATCAACGCACTCTGAAAATTAGATAAGTCCGGAAGAACGTCGGGTAGAGTGGATCTTATTTCCTGTATCAAACGCTGACGAGCGATCTGATAAGGTAGTTCCACGGTTTCTTTGTACTCATCACATACTTGCTTAATGTCTCTGAGCCGTTCGTATATCTTATCCTCCTGCTGTTTGTCAGAGACTATGTTCCAGTCCATTCCAGATATACGATTCATCCTCGATGTTATGACACTGAACACCGGAGAGCAGAGACGGAATATAGATATACGCTCTTCCAATGAAAGGTAGAATATCGGTTGCTCGTAGTATCCAGTTATGCGTGATCCGTCTTTTGCATTACCAGTTATCCCCATGAGTTGGGACATCGTGTACACTTGGTAGCCACGACCATCCTTGGAAGACACTACCCCTGCTTCAGACATGTTCGTCTGCATTAAGGTTTCGTGAATACCGGCTATCGCCTTTGTGACTTTCTTTTTATTCTTTCTGTTTCCCATTATCTCGCCATTAGAAATAATCTTCTCGCTAAAAGCATATAGCCAGTAGCGAACATATAGTGATCAGCCAGTGTTCCGTGCTCCCAGTTGAATCTTTCCTTATCTTCATCCCAGACCCGCACACTGGAGGTCATCTGATCGTAGTAGTTTGGAAAGGATCTTATATTCTTTGGAAGACTAAACTTTTTGAGTTGAACCGCTTCCTTCACGTTATCAAGGAAAGCTGTTCGTATCTGAGACACCGTCATTGTTTGCTTATTGAAATTAAATTCCCTCGTTGTAGCATTTACATTGCAGTCACATCCGGGCCACGAGTTAACGAGCTTTCTCGATAATCTAGTTTCCGGCATGCTGTCAATAACAAAAAATGCAACACGATATCTTTGAAATAGCTCAATGCATTCTTCAGCACCACCCTGTACTTCTCCTAAGAATACGGTCTTCATTGTGTCCACTTCACAGATGTGAAAGTGCAACACCGAACCAACGTCTATACCTGCAACACACGGATTCTTACATCCGTCAGGCATTACATAATCTTGTATTAGTTGGTCAAGTTGATCTTTCGTTATCTTTGCACCTTCGCTTGTGAAGGGCTCTCCGAGGTCCGAGTTGTAGAACCGTTGCATCTTTATATCGTTTGAAAGACCCTTATCAAAGTTACTGACAAGTTCAAACAGTGTTCCAGTTCCACTCACCATTCTGGAGAAATGTTTACCGGATATAAAAGATTTCTTTTCTTCGACATACTCTCCCATACCGAATCGGTCAAAGGGCTTACCACATACATCGCATATCGCTCTTACATCGTTACCGGATTCTATATCAAAATCTTTGTCACGAATAACAAAGAGTGTTTCATCTACTCTATCTACAACATGTTTGAAGAAGTCTATCTTAACCCAGTGACCGCAGTCAGCTTTGATGTGCCATCTGGACTTTGTTGACTCTTCATACTTTTGATCGAGGAAGGAACCTACGAAGGTTGGGTTTCCTACATAGATCTCGTGTGGATCGCTTGAGTGACCTAGTCTCTCCTTTCCCATTTCCAATGTCTTTGGATCGCACTTGTCGGCTTCGTCTACAATAAACCAGTCGGCTGGTATCTCTGTAAATGGGACCTCCGAGCCGGAACCAACGAAATTGATTACGCCGAGTCCAATATCCTTTAGGGAACGATTGTCGATGAGCGCTCGGTCTAAGCCCTTCGATCGTCCCGATGACCGCTGTTCTTTGTAATATTGGCTGAACATCATAGACTTCTCGAATCGGTTTGATACAAAGCGTTCCATCAGTTGATGTGTTGGTAACACATAGAATATGACGGCTCCATTCTTTGCCGCTGACCAACTGATTATAATTAGACACTCGGAGACTCCTCCTTGAGTGGACTTCATTAAGACTCGGAACCTGGACTTATCTGTCAGTACTTCTTTTAAGTAGTAATGATTACGAAGAGTCATTACTTTATTGGTATGTGTTCTATGGTGGTTAAGAGCAAGCCATAAGGCATACTCATTCTTTTCGAGATACTTGCTAAAGTTATTGGGTATGACTATTCCGCTTGGCGTGGATGTCTCTCCCTCCGAGAAGGATTGAGTATTCAGCATTGATTCTCTCCTCTTCTTCCTTTGTCATGACGTTCACATTGATGTTCACTCCAGGGTCTTTGAGCGATTCACACATTTCGGGGTAGATCATCTTTCCGAGTTCCGTGTTCGCCTTCAGGGCTATCTGCTCATTGTCACTCTGAGCCATGTTACGAAATCGGCGTATGATCCGTTCCTTTTCTTCGATCAGTAAGAACTGAAGTCGGTCCTGGAACTCCGCATCACTGTCTATGAGCTTGGCTTCGTCTTCCGATACTCCGACTTTCTTGTAAGCCATCTTCTTGTCGAAGGACTCTTTATAGCTCTGATAAATTCTTTCCTTCTTTTCGTTGATGTCCATGTGACGGAGCTCCAGTTGATTGAATTTACCTTAACTATAATTTACTATATAAGTAAAGAATAAAAATTAAAATACTCGTTATTATTACAGTGTATACAATAAACGTATGCTTTTAGTGACACGATGTGACATGCCAAATCCAAAGCAGGGTATTTACCTATATAGTAAGGAAAACAGCGGATGGGACCGATTAAGCTGTTTAAAGAGGTTACTACTATATAATGAGTTTTACCGGGGTTTAAAACTGTGAACTTTTTTCGTACCTGAAAGAAATTATTCTTGTAATTTTTATAGAATAAAGTACCTTGTAAATATAAGTAATTAAAACGAACTAACGAAAGGAAGGATAAATATGAAAGCAACAATCGAAGAAAAGAAACTGGCAAAAAGAGCTGAACTGTACACAACCATAAGCATGAGACGATTAGCAATGCTTTTTAAAGTTGATCGCTCAGATGCACAAAGAATACTGGACAGAGCTGTTAAGAAGGGATTCCTTAAGTACAAACCGGTAAGAGGAAGAATCCAACTTCAGCCAACAAGGGTAACGGCTCAGATTCTATAGGACGAAACGCCTCTTCGGAGGCGTCTAAGGGTGAATCCCTTACTGATGAGTCCATCAGAAATTAAAAGAAGGATGGTTTAACCATGGCACAGGAAAACAAAAAAGCTGAAGTGGGTGCAAAGGTAGTTGACCCTAAGAAAGAAGCAAAGAAAACGGCTAAGAAAGAGCTCAGAGCAAAACAGAGGGAAGCGTTTGCGAAAGTTATCGATTCCATCGAAAAGACAGCTGACGCCGGAGTGAAAAAAGCATGGGCCGAGTACATCAGCCTTAAAGCTGTAAGAACAGGTGGTGGGCATGACGGAAATCCTGCTTATGCAAGATTCGTTGCATTCGTACAGGAAAAAGGTTCTGTCACAGAAGATGTGGTTTTCAAACAGTTCAAAGTTGGCCGTAAGGATTGCGCTGGCTTCCTAAGAAAATATCTCAAGAATGCTGAGCCTAAGAATCGTATCTGGATCAACTTCACACCTTCAGACGGAGTATACAAGGTTCTCGGAACTGGTGTTAAGGCTCCTGAAGGTTACAGCGGATACGTTCCGACTGATGACATCACTGACCTGAAAGCTCCAAACCTGAAGTAATGAATTCTCTGTAGGACGAAACGCCGGTTCGCCGGCGTCTACAGGTTAAGCCTGTACTGATGAGTCCAAACATCTGAACCGCTATTATCGGACATTCCAAACCTCCTTCCTCAACAAAGAGCCTGATCACAAGTCAGGCTCTTTCCGCAACTACACGATTCCCGGCTTAACAAAGTTGTTCCCTATAGGGCTCCTATCACAATATTTCCTCGTAGCTGTGTGCTTTATGTAGCCTTTTCTATGCTCCTATCAAATATCCTTCATACTGATAGAAGGACAGAACATGCTATTAAAATTTGTACAGGGTAGTAAATTTTAAGGGCTAGCTGAGGCAGGCGGTACAGAGGCGGTACAGAGTAAAGCAGGACAGGGCAGGTCCTATCCTATTTAGCCTCAGCTGTACCGCTGTACCGCCTAAAATATTTTGAAGGGTAAAATTTGTACCGCCTAAGAAAAAATATTATAGGTGAGGCAAGCGGTACAACTGAGGCAACCACAAAAATACAAGGATTAAGCAGGACAGGGCAGGGATTGGACATTTTTACTCTGTACCGGCTAGCGCCTCAGCTACCGCCTTTATATAGCTGAGGCGGGGCTATACAAATTAAAATACAACTTTTTTACAGCCCCTTAAAAATTGTTCTTTACACAGTTTACAGTTTACTATATACAATTAAAAAGTTAAGGCTCCACTTAGTGGAGTTAATGAAAAGCTGAAGGAGGAAAGAATGACACCATTCGAAGAACAGAAAATGTTGGAACGAGAGATGGAAAAGAATTCTGAAGGGAGACAAAAGTACACACCCACCACCGAGATGTTGCAGTTCTTTATGGACGCATCGAGGGAGTACGCTCTGGGCACTACCCTGGAAAAAGCAACACCGGTTGAGCAGTTCGATTTTATAGTGAATAAGATGTTAGAAAGCAATGACCCAAACATCAAGCTTCACTTTTCTAAATGCTTAATGTTTATAGGATTCAACGAAATGATTTCACAGTTAGCAAAAAGCATTATGCAAATTATGGGTGGAAAAGACAAGGTTTCTATGATCGCCGATATGTTGAAGGACATGTGAAATGCCAAAAGAAGGACTTAAATCAGGGCCAACTCCGAAAGGACTGAAGAGCTTCCAAGTAGATGAAGACATAGAACTTCACCGAGATGACTACATGTTCATAGGTGATGGACTCTATATAGTAAAAGACAAGCACTATGTTTATCTCTGCGAAAAGAAAGCCGGTTCAACGGAGTGGCCAAAGGGTTTCAAAAGAATAGCAACAATAACACCCAGGAGACTTAACTGCATGAAGGTTCTATCGCATAAGCTTCCTGGATACGATGGAAAAGTTTGGACATAAGGAGGACGAAATGCCAAGATACGAGTTATGGTCCACAAGAGATTGCGAAGGTCCGGTTCCGGATAAGTTACATAGGACACATGAAGGTGACTTAGAGGTGGCTAAAGCAAAGTTTGAAACGCTGATAAGTAGATGGGAAGATGAGCTAGATGAATGGTTCTTGCTAAATAGGTTGGGGCAGAAGGACGAGGAACCCTTCTTCACATCCACCATACTCCCCGGAGCGGAAGAGGGTTGCAACTTTGTGTTGAAGGACGAACACGGAAAATCTTTGTTTATGTACACACATGAGTGGGAGGCGATGAGATGAATACCCGTGAAAAAGAATTCGCAGAGTTCGCATTCAAATGTATAGTAGGAAGGGCACCATTAACCAAAAGGGATCGTAATCAGGTTCTGGAAATAAGAGACGCCCTTAAGAAAGAGTTCCGTTCAGCGGAGTTCAAACCTGTGCGGGATAAGATTTCGAAGAGGTTCAAACTTGTTAAGAAGTCCATCTCTGCGTCGCTGAATGGTCCTGACAAAGATATACTGAAGGTACACTTATGAACGAACCAATTATAATCGAAAAGATCGATAAGTCTGATGAGTCACGTAATCCACGATTCCGGTATCACACAGAACTGGATGGACAGACTAACTACTTAAAGAATAAGTGTGATGAACACAAGATTGCCGCAGTGTCTATGAATAGAGCAGTAGCCGTCTATTCTAAACGTAAACTGGTGGAGTTCACTCAGTTGATTAAAGAATCCTTTACTTACGTAGATAAAGAGCAACCTATTATGGATGGTGATCATTTGGTAGCGGTTGAAGGACGTACCACAATAGGTATCTTTATTAAGAAAGATGATGGAATACATTTCTTTACAACGGAAAGACACTTCAGCCGTTCTAAGGTTCATATATTTACAAAGAGACTTCCTAAGTATGATGTGTGTCATATACTAAACAGCCACAAAGAGTTTATGGATCATATACAAGAAATAGAGCACTTTATAATTTAAAATAGAATGGAGGTAGTAAGATGGAGTTTAATCACGAAGCAAAAGGTGTAACAGAAGCATGTGGATACACAAAAGAAGAGATGCAGGAGTTTGTTACTAAATTATCTCTTATTATTACCAAGGCAAACCCTGTATCTAAGGCTATAGAAAAAGCTATGCCCTTGCTTGAAACAGAAAAAGGGCGAGCTATGCTGCTTCATGCGCATGTGTCTATAGTAAAAAACATATTAACCGGTTCTGAGTTTGCAATGGACGGAGAGTGTCAGTGTGAAGACTGTGTCGCAGAGAGACAGAGTAAAGGTGTTGAAGGTGCCGAAGAGGACAGGTCATGAAACCGTTCGTAGTGATGTGCAAAGCGAAAGAGCTGAAGAATAAGATAGCGGAGGTTACCAATGGGGACAGCTGAGTGGATCGTGTGTGGTTGGTCTCTCCTGGTACTTGTATGGGTTATTCATAGAGAGTACCATTGGAAAAACTACTCTAAGAAACGAGATCTAAAGAAAACAATCCGCAATGTGAGGTGGCCAAAATGATAAGATGGCTTATTGGTTGCTTAATAGTAATCCTTGTGGGTCTATGCATATTGCTTACCCAATGCATAACAGTGACATTCATTGTTGTAGACGATGCTATAACGGAATATCACAGAAGTAACTTATTGATATTGTATGATGTAAAATAAAGGAGGATTAAGATGGAAGACGAGAACAAAAGAATCATTGAGATTAACGGAATTAAGATGGAAGTGGACTTGCGTTCCGCGAAGCGTATAGACACATTCAAAGTCGGTGATCCTGTTAAAGTATTGGACATGACTTACAGTACGCCACAGATAAGGGCAGGTGTCATAGTCGGATTCGCAGAATTCCAGAGTCAGCCGGCAATCGAAGTCATGGTTCTTACCGAGGATTATAACGGTATTGGTTTCACCTTCAAAACAATAACACAAAAGAAGGAGGGTGAAAAGATTGCTTATGAAATCGTACAGTACAATAATTACGAAAAGATATTTACTCAGTCGAATGTCATATCAAGATTTGACAGGGAGATCGACAAAAAGAAACTGGAGATCTCGGAATTGGAACTCAAGAAAAAATACTTTATAGACGATTTTCAAAAAGCCTTTGAAACAATTCTGTAAGTAGTTTTATGATGACTCCATGAGTTGGGGTCTTCACAAAACTATTTATATATCTAATTGTATTGAGGACTTGGAGGAACGTGAAGAGAGAGTTTATGGAGAGCTTATCACCGCTATGAAGTGGTTCTGTGATAGAGTGGATAAGGGGGAAGTTCGGAGTGTGAAGACGTATGCTCGTTTTAAAGACTTAATACAGAAGTATGATAAAAAGAACTAAAGAAACAAGAACGAAAGGAAAATCCGGTTTCACAAATCATTACAAGGAGATTCCGAATGGAGATTCAGGGATTAAAGACAGTGAACATTAATGGCAAAGATTTTTGGACTGTCAAAGATTTTGCCGAGCTCACACAACGATCGGACAGAGTAATCCGTAATCTTGTCAAGTATGGCAATAGACTTCGTAAGTTATGTGCCATTCATGTACATGACAGGATATACATTGAAGCGGAAGAACTGTTCGACTTCGTATTCACATCGGGTGGTCAGCCAGCGAACATGGGGGACTACACGGAAAAGTTTTATATGGAAGACGGGGAGTTGCTCCGAAAGGAGGAGTGCCTGAAGAGGGTGGGTGCAGATGAATGACAACACAAATAAACGCTCTTCAGATTCAAGAGTTCATGAACTTTTTCACAGGATCCCTTCACAGTTACGGAGAGTTCATACCTAAGGGAACTCCGGAGGCTGGAAAAAAGCAGGAAGGAACGTATCGAACGGTTACGAACAAACTGATAACGATAGAAGAGTATCGTAACCACCTGGAAGGTAAGAAGGGTCTGGGAATTATACCTATCACTGAGGCAGGTACTTGTCGCTTCGCAGTAATAGACATAGACTTATACGGAGATGATCTTTCCATGTACATAAGTGCAGTTGAAAGGGGTAGATTTCCGTTAGTCCCTTTCTCGAGTAAAAGTGGTGGACTTCACCTGTACATGTTCTTTAAGGAAGAGACGAAGGCGAGTATCGCTGTGGAGGTTATGCGCCGATTATCCTTTATCCTTGCGATAGATTCTCTAGTGAAGCGTAAACAGAAAGGTACTGTGGAGGTATTCCCAAAACAAATACGCAAAGAGGTAGGAGAGCGTGGAAGCTTCCTTAACATGCCTTACTTTAACGCCGAGAAGACTAAGCAGTACGCTATAAAGGGCGGAAAGCCGTTAAGCCTTACCGACATGCTGGTGTATGTAAAAGAGAAGAGTGTTACAATAGATGAATCTATGAAACATCTCAATGAACTGGAATACTCCGACGCTCCACCCTGTCTTCAAACAGCATACTTGTTGGATCCGTTTAAAGAACCGGGAATGCATCGTAACTCTTTTTTGTTTTCGTTTGGTGTATATCTTAAAAAGAAGGATGAAGACTTCTTTGAACAAAAGTTACATGACGTCAACGCAACACTGACGCGACCACTGGAAGATAAGGAGTTGGAGAAGACCGTTCTATCTTCTTTAAGGAAAAAAGATTATGTGTACAAGTGCAAAGAGACACCGTGTGTAGACTTCTGTCATAAGAAGGAATGTAAGAATAGGGATTTTGGTATTGGTAAAAACGACGGATATTTCAGTACGGTTGAGTGTGGCCAACTTACGCAGTACAAGCTTGATCAACCTTACTATGAGTGGGAAGTACGGAAGCAGGGGCAGGAAGAGTACATCAAACTTGTCTTCAAGTCAGAGGATGAGATAATCAAACAGGACGCTTTCTTACGTCTATGTATGAGAGAACTGTACGAACTGCCATCCAAGTTGAAGCAACAAGCATGGACTACACTGGTTAATCAGGCTCTTAAAGAAGTGAAGATACAGAAGATTAATCCGGAAGATGATACATCACCGTTTCACATGTTCACTACACTCTTTACTGATTTTCTTACCGGTCAAGCTATGGCTGAGACAAAAGAACAGGTCAAGACGAGGAGACCTTATTACGACAAAGAAACACAAGAATACCTATTCCGTGGTGCGGACATGCAGAATTACATTGCAGTGACCAAGGGATTTAAAGAATACGGTCTTGGGGAGTATCATAGGTTATTCAAGCAGGTGGGGTGCGAACCTAAGCAAGTACGAATCAGCCCGAAGGAAAAACTTCGGTTATGGTGTATATCAAAAGAAAAGCTTGATGCAATGGGTAAAGAGGTATTGTTGGAAAGTATCAAAACGGACTTCAGCAAGTTTAAGGAGGAGGACTACTAAGATGGGTGTTATCGAAGAAAAGAGAGAAACGGAAAAACGATGTTTGGAAGAGGTTGACGGATTAGTTTTCAGTGGAGACTACTTGGTTCAACCTGAAAATAGGGCTAAGTTCCAGGAATACTTAGACAGATGGAAACGCGGACTTGATAGCATGGCGGAGACATTTCCTGAGGGAAGTATGGAAGAGGACGAAGAAGAAGACCTCAATGACGGAGACGATTTAATATGCCCTATTTGCAACGGTCTTGGTGAAGACCCTCGTACGGATAAGATATGTACGTCTTGTCATGGACAGGGTTGGAAAGAAGGACACGTAGAAGATGAATAATCTTCACATGGTGTTCGGCGCTCCGGGTTGCGGGAAAACGACCTATCTGATTAAACTACTCACCGAGGTATTGAAAGAGTACGACCCAAACAAAGTGGCTTTTGTATCCTTTACAAAGAAGGGTAGTTATGAAGGTCGTGACCGAGTGATGGAAGTGTTCGGATATAAGGAAGGAGACTTACCATACTTCCGTACTATTCACTCGATAGCATTCCGGGACATGGGTATGAGTAAGTACGATATGATGAACTTTCGTAACTACAAGGAGTTTTCCACGGCTATGGGTATGCACTTCTTAGGATACTACACTGAAGATCTTATGAACAACGATGATAAGTATCTTGCGTGGGTGTCCCTCAGGAAGAATAACCCTGAGAAAGCTAAAGAAGTGGAACAAACTTTGGAATACCGGAAAGCGGAGCATATCGCTAAGAACTACGAAAGGTATAAGCAGGAGATGGGCGTTAAAGACTTTGATGACTTGGTGGTGGAGTTTGTAGCAAGGGATAATGCTCTACCTGTCAAAGTAGCTATCATAGACGAAGCACAGGATTTAACGTCGCTTCAATGGCGCTTCTGTGAAATAGCTTTTAGAGACTGCGATAAGGTCTACATCGCAGGAGATGATGATCAGGCTATCTATGAGTGGAGTGGGGCGGATGTACACGAGTTCCTGGCATTCAAGGCTCAGTCCAATACTCGGTTTACAATACTTGATCAATCTTACAGGTTGCGAAGTAACATACTGGACTTTTCCAAAACGATTACTAAGATGATTGGTGAAAGGGTGGAAAAGATATTTAGCCCCGTATCGGAGGGCGGAAATATAAGTTACTATAGAGATGTACGAGAGCTGTCTATTAACAGCGAAGAAAGCTATTACTTCTTATCTCGGAACCGTATGTTCCTTAAACAGTACTCAGAGTATCTTATGGATAAAGGTTTGGTGTTCAGTAGTAAGGGCGAGTCCTCTGTAGACCTTGGCATGTATGAAGCCATCAGACGGTACGAAAGGTTGCGTAAAGAAGGCACTACGGATTTTGGTAAGGACATGAAGATTGCACCGTACCTTAAAAAAGGTTGGCAACCGGATACTCCGTGGTTCGAAGCATTCGCAATGACGCCGGAGGTCAGTAAGTATTATCGCGACTTGTTTAAGAACAAAACAGATGTATCTAAGAATGTGATCAGTGTCAATACGATACATGGAGTAAAGGGTGGCGAAGCGGATAACGTAGTTCTGTATCTCGGAGTGACACGAAGGGTGTATGAGAACTTTACCTTATCACAGAATGCTTTGGACTCAGAACTCCGGTGTCTGTATGTCGCATTGACAAGGGCGAAAAAGAATATTCACATAGTGTATCCATCGTCTAAGTTTGGATACGATGAATTACTTAATAATAGGGGGTCTTATGCCTGTTTATGATTTATTACAAAAAGAAAACTACATGATAGGGATACCGTCCAGAGAACGAACACATCTGATTGAAAAGAAGACTGGAGTGTGGAAGTATCTGGATAAAGAGTACCCGGTCCATGTGGTTGTGAGATCCGATGAATACGTGTTGTACAGTTTAGTCTTGAGTCAAAGTGTAGACATACTCCGTATGAATATGTCTACAGTGGGAAACTTTTCGTCCATAGCCGATAAGAGACAGGCATTACTCCAGAAAGCCATAGCTCTAAAGGTGGAGCATCTGTTTATAATGGATGATGACATTGCACTTTACTTTCGTGACGAAGGGTTATCCTCTAAGTACACTTCACGGAAAGAAGACTTCGACAGATTGGAAGCCTTCGATAGGATATTGTATGAATGCATGGCGCTCTGTTGTGAAACGTATCCAATAGTTGGACTTCCGCTCAAACAGGGTAGTTTCAATCTTAGATACATGTTTCCAAAGAACATACCAATAATAAGATTCGTGTGCTACCATGTTCCTACACTTGTGAAAGAGGGTATCGAATGTACGGGGCTTGGAACTACTTTTATGAGTGACAGGTATGTACACTTGTCCCTGCTTGAAAAGGGTTACGCAAGCCTAAGTAACTGTCGCTGGTGTGTGGGTGATCCTGGAACAGGTTACAGGGGTGGTTGCTCGGAGACCCGAACGGTGGAATTACAGGAGGAAGCCGCAAGGAAGTTGGTGGCGCGATTCCCGGACAAAGTGTCTTTGAAATATAAAGAGAACGGTCTTTGGAATGAGCGGAGGTTGGACTGCGACATCAAGTGGAAGGCTTATCTTAAACCTGACGAGCTGAAACATCTTCCCCACGAAGTTGGTATGGAAAGACTCCGTAACTACAAGGAAGGCTACGATGTTTAATGAACAGGTCTTGAATATGTACATAGAAACGGCTTTGGAGCGACACAGAATCTATAAGAAGAAAGAAGCTGGTCTACCCAAACCGTGGACTACGGACCCTGTCTATCAGCAGTTCTTTTTCTGTAATCTGTTTAGACAGTATGACAAGTGTTCTAAGTGGATAATAGATAACATCGTACCACTTGGAAGATGGGACTTGATCATACTGTATAGGTTCATATCCACATACGAACTGTTTGAAGAGATCAAGGCGAACTGTGCTCTTGACGACTTGGAAGCTATTGAAAAGTACCTTCAGGTTCGCAAGCTCCGAGGTTCTATGTTCAACGGTTGCTTTCTTCGTAATCCCCGTATAGAGGGTGGTTGGGTGGAAACTTATCGTGTCCCATTCTTTACTATTAAGACCATGAAAGAGACCGGATGGACAGAAGACGGCGGAGGACTACCCTTCTTACCTTGGGAAACCCTGGAGGACTTGGTGAAAGAGCTACGTTCTTATCCCGGAATAGGTGGCTTTATGGGATACGAGTACGCCTGTGATCTAGAATACACGGAAGACTTCAACCCAACAGACAAGTACACGTGGGCGAACATGGGTCCCGGAGCTAAGAAGGGTATGAGTCTTGTGAAGTACGGTGTTCCAGGTAAGCAGATGACACAGGACGAATGGCTTGAAGGGGCAAGAGCTTTGCTACCTATTCTTACACAAAGAGTAAAGGCGGAGTTCCCTGATGAAGATGTGTCTATGCGTGAAGTAGAGCACTGGCTATGCGAGTTTCAGAAATATAGCAAGTATTGGGGAGTTCTTAATCAAGGTCACAAAGTTAAGTATAGATTGTATGGGGGTATGTATGATTAGACATGCTGTGGTTATTCCAAGTAAAGACCGATCGAATATGATAGCTAAGTATGCGGATTCACCGTTGAACAGGTTTAAAGATTCGGTATTTAATACTTATTTGTGGGTTAATTCTTCGGAAGAATATGCCTATGCTAAAGTGGCAGGATATACGTATGTGATATCGGACTATACAGCAACTAACATAGCGGAAACAAGAGAACATATATTACAATGGGCCCATAAGAATAAGTATGACTGGTTGTTTATGGTAGATGACGATGTGCGATTCTTTGCTCGTTACAAAAACTATGCTTCTTTACCTGTGAATGTTCCCGAAACAAGGAACATGCTAAACCATCTTATATCAATATGCACACCGGAACATCCTCTTGTGTCTATAAGAGAAAGGTTTATGATCAACCAGTGTGACTACGCTTATGAAAAGAATGCTAAGATCATAAGAGTTTACATGATCCACGTTCCCACCTTCATAGAGCAGGGAATATCTTTTCTGTACAAGGGTATGAAGGTGTTCGAGGATAAATTGGTTCAGGTGCTGTTAAACGAAAAAGGATACAGGACTATCACCAGTGTACACTTCGCTCAGTCCACAAGGGACAGTTCCAATGCAAATGGCGGATGTGCGGAGTATCGCACGAACCCTGAGACGGAACGATGTGTGGACATTTTCTTAAAAGATTTTCCCAAGGCTTTCACAGAAACAGTTAAGACGGGATACAAAGATGGACCGGTGCGGTATGTGAAGTCCACTCTAAAGAACTACTTAAATCCTGGAGAGTTGAAGTATGTCCCCTCCAGTGAAATGGAATCAAGTCTTTCAGACTATAGAATATAGGAGCGTAATAGATGTACGATGAAGAATTAGTCCAACGTCTAAAGAAAAGAAACTTAACCGTATACGAAGAAGTATACGAAATCCGCATGGGGATATCCATGAAGTGTACTCGTAACTGTTCCTTCTGTGGTATATCTCGTAAACCTACGGAAGACATGACACAGGCAACACTGGACAGTATCATTCAGTCCGCTACTCCGAGACTTAAGAAGCTCTGTATGTCGGTGTATGGGGAGTCCATTATGCATCCGGAAGTTGTGAACTATGTGTATCAGCTCCGTCAGGCTTTTCCAAAGATACAGTTATCAACCATAACCAACACAGACTACTTCAAGAAGAGGGGTTTCAAACTGTTGCTGGACATGTTTGATGCAGGTCTAAACTTTGTAATAGCGGACTTGTACGACGAAGCACAGGATCACTTCTTCTTTGAGGAACTTCGCAGTAATGCCGAAGAGCTAAAGAAACGCGATGTCGGAATAGTGGACTTCTATACTGCCGGCGAAAATATCTGGAGCTACCATGGTCCGAGTAAGAAAAAGATATTTATCGTAAGGGATAAAGATGGTCCGGGTTCCGGAGGCAGCACATCCACAAGGTCGTTCCATACGTATGGCGGGAACCTTGATATGAAACACTGGCCCGAAAAGGTTAAGAACATCAAGTTTCCGATGAACGCTGTCTGTGCTGAGCCACTGAAGTATCTTACTGTGACGTCGGATGGCGGAGTGTATATGTGTTGTCGTGACGGCGGTCTGTCTGGTAAGGTGGGAAATGTAAATGACAATGGTATCAACGATATATGGCAGGGAGATAAGATGCAGATGGCCCGATACGTACTTGCTAATGGACGGAGAGATTTAATGATTCCGTGTGTCCTATGTAATGCCAGGACATTCCGTTCAGGATTGTACCCATACTGGGGTCGTCAGGATTATACAAACGAAGAGTTGATTGAAACTCTTAAGTCTCTGTCTTACATAGAGAAGTCTCAGCCGGTCTATTCTAACCTTATGAAACAGATGGAATGGGGTTGGGAACCTACAAGTATAATAAAAGAAGTACTGGAGGGTGCCAAGTAATGATGACACTAGACGATTTCACAGAGAAATATTCCACGTTACGGAGTATTAGAAGATTCAACATGATGCCCACAATCCGTACTCAGGATTTGTGTGGGCACGGGTATGGTGTCGGTTGCATATTCTTTTTACTGTGCAAAGAGTTTGATATCGAGATATCGGCAGAGTTGCTGTTCCTTGTTATGAACCACGACTTTGTCGAAAGTTTCACAGGCGATCTTAACAAAATTGTTAAGATGAAGAACGAAGCTACACAAGAAGCGTGGTCAGTATTGGAAAGTGAAAGTGTTCCTCCGAACTTACGGGGTTTCACTGACAAAGTGTTGGAATCCAAGCTTGAAGCTCATGGCCCGAACACACTCAAGGTATTCCAGCTGGCGGACTGTATGGATGCAGGTCTTTACTGTATGGAAGAGATTAAGCTGGGTAACTTACATCTTGAAGAACCTTATCGCAAGTATCAGAAGTGGGTAGAAACCCTGAGCGCTGAACTTCAACTATCTATACCCGGACGGGTGGAAGTCAGAGAGGTGATGCAATGAGAAACATTCAATTCATTGGAGATGACTTTAATAACATATACCTCGAGATACTGGAGCTTGCCTTGTCTATAGATAAGGATATAACTAATAGAAAGGGTGATGGATTGCTGGAGCTAATAAACCCCAGCTTTGAATTAACGAATCCCCGTAACTGCTTCGCTATCTGTCGGAACATGTCTCTTCCGTATCTCAAAGGAGAGTTAGATTTCTATTTAAGTGGAAGCCCTTATCTGTCGGACATAGTGAAACACTCTAAGTTCTGGGAAAAGTGTTCGGACGATGGAGAAACAATCAACTCCAACTATGGGAAGCTTCTACTGTGGGATAGGAATAGTTATGGACATACTCAGTTTGAACATGCCCTTAACATGTTACTAAACAATCCGGAAAGTAAGAAAGCTGTTATGGTCATCTATGAACCGGAACATGCGAGACTAAGTAACGATAATCCATGTTCCATGTACTTGCAGTTCTTTATTAGAGAGGGAAAATTGGACCTGTTTGTTAAGATGAGATCATCGGACATCTGGTTCGGACTACCTTATGATGTGCCTTTCTTTGTTATGATACAGTCTATGATGAAGGAGGCACTTGCTAAAAACGGTAAGTACTACGAGATAGGTTCCTATAACCACAATTCCGGTAGTCTACACTTGTATCACCGAAACGTGGAACAGGGTTTTAAGGTTGTAATGAATCCCGGTCTATTCAAAGAAGATTCCGGTCCGGATGTGCTGTTCGATAACTACATAGAATCAGCAATAGCGAGGTGGAACAATGGCGACTATTCGGATAGATAGGGAACGGGAAAACAATAGCTTCCGAGAAGCTTGGGCTCAGTCTTACAGATCTGAGTGTCTAAAGAAGAAGGTTGGAGCTGTTCTGTTGGACACTACGACTATGAACATAGTTGGCAGAGGTTATGGCGGAGCCGTAGTTCCGTGTGAGAAGTGTGTTCGTAAAGAATACGAATGGCAACAGGATGGATGTTGGTCTGTACACTCCGAAATGCGAGCAGTCTTCGATGCACTTGAAACTGGACACAAAGACTTTAGCAAGTGTGTTATGTTCACGACTCACGGGCCATGCGATCAGTGCATTAAACTTTGCCACTTAATGGGTATTCCGTTAATGATCTACGATGAGGATTATCATAACGACTACTCTAAATGGGAGGGTAAGATTAAGATACAGAAGAGGGGTGAACTCCATGAACTTGACCTACCATGATTATCGTAATGATCCTATTATAGCTGTGGATATTGAATCTAAGGACCCTCTTCTGAAAGAGAAGGGTCCTGGGGTTTATCGCAAGGATGGGTATGTTCTGGGAGTTTCTTTTTCTAACGGAGAACTGTCGGAGTATTATCCAATAGCTCACCCCGACACTCCGTCAGAAGAAGCTGTCCATAATCTTGCGTACATCTCCGATCAGCTTAGGAGCAATAGTCGTAAGGTCTTTGCGAACGGGCTTTACGATTTAGATTGGCTTGTGAATGGCATGGGTCTTAAGGTATACGGATACTTTGACGACATTCAGATTGCAGAGCCCTTGCTTGACGAGTACAGGAAATCATACTCCTTGAACAACTTGTCTCTTGATTATCTGGGAAGAGGCAAGGCTTATGATGGTCCATCGCAGTATGCTTCTCAGATGGGTTGGGTTCCGGAGGGCAAACCTGCAACACACTTGCTATGGAAAATGCCTCAGGATATTGTCAGCGAGTATGCGGCAATGGACTCTGAAGAGACATGGAAGATATTTCAACTTCAGCAGGTTAAACTAAAAGAACAGAACCTCGAAGAAGTTTATGCTTTGGAGATGAGCCTGTATCCCTTACTTTTACAGATGAAGAAGGTTGGGGTCCGTATAGACGAACCGAAGCTGTACAGAACGGGGATGGAGCTCGCCGATGTGCGGTCAGACTTACAAGAAGAGCTGAACAATATCTATGGGGATGAACTGAATGTAAGTAGCGCCAATCAATTGGAAAAGTTGTTTAAGAAACAAGGTCTTCCAATTGTTTACGGTGAACCTACCTCCAGGATGTTGGATAATGGAATATTCAAAGGTAATCCGTCATTCGATAAGAAGGTTCTGTCCCGTATCAATCATCCGATTGTACAAAAGATACTGGAGCTAAGGCACATAACAACCTTGTTGAACATGTTCATATCTCCGTATCCGGAACTTATGGTAAACGGAAGGTTGCACTGTCAGTTTAACCAACTCCGTAGCGATGAGTATGGCACGGTGAGCGGAAGGTTCTCTTCATCTACTCCGAATCTCCAGCAGGTTAGTGCTAAGAAGGAAGAAGACTTTATATCTTCCACAAGCGAGATTCTTAACGGTCAGATCATACGCAAACTATTTATTCCGGAAGAAGGTTGCGACTGGTTGAAGATGGACTGGTCGCAAATTGAATATCGCCTTATCGCACACTATGCTTCTGGCGAAGGTGCTGACCTCATAAGGGAAAGATACAATGAATCTCCGGATACAGACTACCATGCGGAGATGGGCCAGATGACCGGCTTGGAAGATAGGAAGATAGTCAAGACTCTGAACTTTGGGGCAGCATATGGAATGGGTGTGGACAAGATGTCTGAACAGTATGGTTGGGATATACACGAAGCCCGTGCGGTCTACAAGATGTATCACGACAAGGTTCCGTTTGTTAAGGAATCTAGTCGAAGAGTTGGGAACAAGGCGAAGAAGGTTGGATACATAAGAACTATACTTCACCGAAGAGCTAGACTCCAAAACTCCAACAAGGCTTACGTCATGTTCAATAGATTGATACAGGGCGGAGCAGCAGACGTTATGAAGAAGGCAATGTCTGATGCTTATCAAGCCGGTGTCTTTGATGTACTTCACCCTCACATAACGGTGCACGACGAAATGGATTGTAGTATGCCAAGAACAAAAGAAGGTAACGAAGCTGGAAAAGAATTAAAATATATCATGGAGAATTGCATTAAACTCCGTGTCCCCATTATAGCCGACTGTGAGTATGGTCCAAGTTGGGGAGAGCTTAAGAAATGGGAGGGATAGTATGCCGGAAAGAAACGAAATGTCAGCGG